TTTCGAATGCGCGGCGCGCGCTATACTGCGCTCATTGCGGGTGTAGCTCAGTTGGTAGAGCGTCAGCTTCCCAAGCTGAATGTCGCGGGTTCGAATCCCGTCTCCCGCTTTGCGGCGCGCAGGTTTATGCGCGCCGCTCTCGTTTTTCCCCCAGTTTTGCCCCAATCGCGTCGGTGTAGTTCGCGACAGACCGCGACACATCGCGACAGTCAGCCGTGCCGCCTCACCCACTCGCGGAGCCGCGCGAGGTCCGTCTCGGCGTAGACCTCGGTCACCTCGGCGTGACGGTGGCCGAGGAGGAGCTGGGCGACATCGAGCCCGCCCCCGCGCCTCGCCTCGGTCGCCGCCGAGTGCCTCAACTGGTTCGGGCTCCAGTGCGGCTCGCCAGCCGCCTGAGCGGCCCTGCGGATCGCCTGCGCGTAGGAGACGGTCGACCACGCATCGCCGCGGTCGGAGCGCCTCGGGCGGGCTGCAAGGCGCGACTGATAGCAGCGCCAGGTTCTGTAGTCGTGGGCGCCCTCGGGCGGCTCGTAGGCGGTGCGCGCCGCCTCGTCGCGCTCCTCCATCGCGAGGTTCGGGCTGAACACGCGCCCGCCGATCGCAAGGCCGACGAGCGGCGCGAGGATCGCCTGAGCGCGCGGGCCGAGCATGACGCGGCGGCGGTGGCCGTGGTGCGCGGTCTTGTGATGTCGCGGCTCGTAGACCCACACTTCGCCCGAGCGGTCGATCTCGCGCCACTCCATCGCGCAGACCTCGCCGGGCCTCATGCCCGTGATCCGCTGAAGCCTGACCATCGCTGCGATCGACGGCGGCAGCGCGTCGCAGGTGCGCTCCACGACGCTGTCTGCGACGGGGCGCACTGGCTCGGTGACTCGGGCCGCGCATCGCCCGCGCCGCAGCGGCTCAAGCGCGCACAGGCACTGCCACGACTCGATGGAGACGAGGCGCTTGGACGCGAGCCACTTCCACGCGCGGCGGATCGTGCGCACCCTTTGGTTGATGACGCCGAGCGAGATGTCGCGCGCGACCTGGAGCTCGCGGTACGCGTCGATCGTCTCGGGCCCGATCTCGCTCGCGAGGGTGTCGCCCGCGACCTCGACGAGCGCGCGGAGCGTGTGGCGGATGTTCAGCACCTCGCGCGAGCCCGCGTAGTAGGTCGCAGCGTGGGCCTCGTATCGCTCGACGGCGAGCGCGACGGTGAGCGGGCCCGTGTCGCCGGGGTCGCGCACCATCGGGTCGGCGCGCCACTGGTTGACCCACGCGAGGTATCGGTTCCGCGCGGCGCGTCGGTCGGCGCCGAACGACTTCTCGCGGCGCTTGCCCGCGCCGTCCGTCCATCGGACGCGGTAGTAGCCGTCCTCGCGCCGCTCTAGTCTCGGTGGCTCCATGCGGTCACCCTAGCGGGATGCGATCCACCGATCAATGCTGTCGGCCTCGACCATGATCCAACGGCCCACGGCGACCCCTCGGAGTTCGCCTCGTGCGACCATCTCTCGGACCACGCGCTCGGGTCGGCGCGAGATGCGGTCGAGCCCGAGGCGGCGCGCGGCCTCCTCGCGGGTGACGAGGAGCGATGAGCGTCGGTCACCCTGCGGCTTCGGCTGCATCGCCGTCCCCCTTCGCGTTCGCGGCCTTGGCCTCGCGGAACCTGACGCTGTCGGCGGCCCACTGGTCGAAGGTCTGGATGACGAGCCACGGCATCCGCGAGCCGCGGTGAACGACCACCCACGGCTTGCCGTTCGCGTCTCGCGACGCCTGCGCGATCGCCTCGGCAAGTCGGAACTTCTCGACGCGCTTGACCTCGATGTGGAGGTCGAGCCCGTCGCAGGTGAGGTCGGCGTCTCCCGCCCGTCCGCAATACTGGACGGAGCGCCTCGACGGCACCCCTGCATCCGTGAACACGCGCGCGAGCTCCAGTTCGGCGGTCGCGCCCTTTCGTCGGCTATTCACCATCGGTCCTCCTGAATCGCTCGTTGTTCGCGTCGGCCTCGGCGGCGTCGTGCATGACCCACGCGCCGACCTGCTCGCCGTTCTCGTCGATCGACCTGGTCCAGCGCCATTCGTAGCCCATCGACTCGATGGCGGCGAAGGCGACGCGCATCATGCCGACGAACTTGTCGATGCAGTCGAAGTGCTGAGGCTCCGCGCCCGACGCCTCGTAGACGCGCACGAGCTTCTCGCTTTGGTGCGTGCGGACGGCGTCGATCTTGACGAGCACGCGCTGGGTGCGGTCGAGATCCTCGCGCGCCTCGTCGCGCTCGGCGTTTGCCTTCGCGAGTTCGGCGGTGCGCTGAGATAGCGCGACAGTGATACCGTTGAGCACCTGCTGCGTGATGTCTCGATGTTCTATCGCCGCATTGCGGTGAACCGTCATTTGATCAAGAGCGGCGGTGCGCTGCGCGAGTTCGGCGCGGAGGCGGTCGATCTCGGCGTAGAAGGTCATGCTCTTCGACTTCTCCTCACACCACAGCGCGTCGCATAGATCGTCTGCGTCGGCGGTGCGCTGGACGGGCTCGGGCTCCGTCCGGTTCGCCTCGCGCTCCTCGCGGAGCTGCCGGGCGAGCACTTGGTCATATGACGGGGGGCCGGGGAATCCGCTCACGCGCCACCTTCTTCCTTCGCCGTTGCCGCAAGGAACGCGCGCTTGTCGGAGTCGTTCATTTTGATGCGCGCCTCGGAAGTCATGGCGTCCATGTAATCGCCAATCTCGACGACATCGACGAGGTTGAGCCGCCATTTCCGAATCAAGCCGTGCGCCTCGTCGCGCTGCTGGCGCATGGCGGCCACCTCATCAGCCTTGCTTACCAGTTGCGCATTCGCGGCTGCGAGTTCGCGCTCAAGTTCCTTCTTCATCCGCCAGTACATCTGCCTCTCTGAGCGCAGACAGTCACACTCTGCGATCAGCCCAGTGCGGTCATATCGCAGCCCGTTTCGCTCCTTGATCGCGGCGTCAAGTTCGCGCTCAAGTTTGCGCGCAAAGGCCGCATCGACAACGCGCTCCTCCTCGACGCAATCTTGACCCGTCAGATTCACGCTTGCGACCTGCGTGATCCAGTCATTCGCATCCGTCCTCGGCGTGTCACTTTCCATCGGCTTCCCCCTTCCGCATCGCGCGTCGCGCAAAGCCTCATTTGCCGCTTGACGATCGGCCTTGAGCGCGGCGACCTCGGCCTCCAGCCACCGCAGCCGCGATTCCGCAGGTGCAAGCGCAGGCGCAAGCGTCGGCAGCGCGGACAGCATTACGAACTGGTTCATTTGGAATTGGGTCAGCGGCGGCGGTGCTTCCGTCTTCTCGGTCAGGTCAGAAATCGTCATGCGGATTCCTTTCGTGTGTTGTCAAACACCACCCCATCAAGGCCATCGCACAGCCAGTCATTCATCTCGTCTTCGCCGCAATCACCCGCGATGATCTGATTCAGGCGCGCGATCTGCACGCGTTCTTCGCGATCGGCAGCCTCACGGGCAATTCGCCGGCGCGCGTCATCGTCACCGGCGGCCTTGGTGCCAGCGTCGTAGAAGAAACAGTTGATAGAGAAGACTGCGACCTCTTCTGCGTTTTCCTGCACCGATGCTAGGTAGACCGATTTGTCCTCTCGATTTTCGCGACGACGGATGCACCGATGGAGATGGTGGATCGCGTAGAACTTTTGAAACTCCGGGCTGCGCGGCGATGCTTCCTCGTTCGACTCCCATCGACCAAGTCTGGAGACGCACCACACGGCAAAGTCCTGCTGCTTCTCGACCGAGAGCTTGGAAATGAGCTCAAAGATTTCCTCAAGCTGACTCACGGCTCACCCCCAGTCATCTCGGGCAGCATCGCGTCGAGCGAGTTCTCGTCGACCGCGCGCAGCGCCGTGCGGAGTTCCTGCGGGCCGAGCGGCGCGACCGTGAGCGTGGTCCACTGGCCGTCCAGCTTGTCCATGTACTCGACGCACACCTCCGCGAAGCAGTCGGGCTGCTCGTAGCGGATCACCGTGCGGTAGCGCGTGTCCGTCTCGCTGTGCGTCCTGCTGAACACCTCGGGCGCGTGATCGCAGTGAATCTCGACCCTCATGGCGTCACCTCCGCGACCGCGACCCGCGCGAGATGGGATGCGTTCGCGGCCCGAAGCCGCTGGTTCTCCGCGAGGAGCTCGCGGCGCTCGGCCTCGTACTCCTCAAGCCGCTTCGCCGCCTGCCACTCCGTCGTGTCGGCGACCGACTTCTCGCACTTCCGTTCCGCCGCGAGCTTCCGTAGATCGTCGGCCATCCTCGAGACTCCAACCAGCATGGGTACCTCCACAAGTTCGGTGTCAATCCGTTCCTCGTTCGCGCTCTCGACCGCGTCCTCCAACTTCGCCGCCCAGCGGTGAAGCGTCCGGTTGCGCACGCTCGGCGCGCACTTCGAGATGTCCTCGGCCATCGACCGCAGGTAGTCCGCGATCAGCCGCGCGGCCTCGTCGAGCGTCGCCGCCGCCCGCATGTGTGCGATGAGCGTGCTCATGCCTTTTCGTCCACCTTCCTGCGGTTCAGCTCCGCGAGCACCCACTTGATCCTGTCGCCTCGGCTCTCCTCGGCGCGGATCTCGCCGAGGCACGCGGCGTAGCCCGCCATATCGCAGGCGTTGTCGCGCTTCGGCTTGTGCTGCTCTCTCGCGATCTTGTCGCAGACCATGATGATCGGCCAGTCGGCGGCGGTCAGCGGCTCGCGCAGCTTGCGCGCGAAGGCCGCGTTCAGCATGCCGATCGTGATCGAGAAGTGATCGCCCGGCTTCCCGTAGTCATCTCCGCGCTCGCGCACGATGCGGATCGCCTCTTCAAGCAGTTTCACCCGTTCAGACATTGGCCTTGCCCCTTTCGCGTTCGGCGCGCTTGCGCCGTTGATCCTGTGCCCTGCGCTTCGCGCTCTGACCCATCCAGCGGTCGAACTTCGGGACGATCGCGCCGCCATCGTCGAACATGAGCCAGCCCGCGCTCTCAAGCGCGTCTGCGAAGCCAGGGTGCTTGACCACGGCGTCGATGTCGCCCGCGACCACGCGCGGGAGCGACCCGTCCGCGCTCTCGGCGTCGACCCACGACCAGAAGATGACGCACAGCCCCACGGCGTGCGCGTCCGCGATGCCGAGGGTTCGCGCGAGTACGCGCACTTCGGTTCTGTTCGCGATGGTTGACGAGATCGGAATCCAACTGCTCACTTGACGCTCCTCCTTCGATGCCACATGCGCGCGCTCACCTTCAACTCGATGAGTCGGAACGCGGTGTCCTCGTCGTTCTGCCTGACGAACTGGCGGATGTCCTTGCATCCGAGACCCTCGCCGAGACCGCGCTGCGGCACGGCGACCTTGACGCGCGCGAACT